TCATGACGCGGCCGCCTGCTGGCGGACCGGAAGCTTCCAGCCCGGCCGCGCGAAATGGCAGGTATAGCCGTTGGGGTAACGCTCAAGATAGTCCTGATGCTCGGGCTCCGCTTCCCAGAAGGGCCCGACCGGGGCGAGCTCGGTGACGACCTTGCCGGGCCACAGGCCGGATGCGTCGACGTCGGCTATCGTGTCCTCGGCGATCCGTTTCTGCTCGTCGCTGGTATAGAAAATCGCCGAACGATAGCTTGTGCCGATATCGTTGCCTTGGCGGTTCTTCGTCGTCGGATCGTGGATCTGAAAGAAGAATTCGAGAAGCGTGCGGAAATTGGTCCTGGCCGGGTCGAAGATGATCTCGATCGCCTCGGCGTGGGTGCCGTGGTTGCGGTAGGTAGCGTTGGGAACATCGCCGCCGCTATAGCCCACTCGCGTCGAGATCACGCCGGGCAAGCGCCGGATCAGATCCTGCATGCCCCAGAAGCAGCCGCCGGCAAGGACCGCACGCTCGGTGGAAGAAGCCATGTCACACCTCCTTTGGATTGCTCCATAGATAGGCGTTGCGCCTGGATTCTTCCAGCGGCTCCAACAGGCGAACGCTGAGACCGGGACCGACGTATGTCGTGTCTGACTCAACGCCTCCGCTGCGCCTAGACATCCGGTGTTTGTGTGAATCTTCGCACCGCCACCTCGAAAACGATGTCCGAGATCCACATTGCCGAGACGCCGATGAGGAAGGCTGCGGCGAGCGTGGTGGTATCGTCGGCGGCGTCCGGTATCGGCAGGCCGCTTGCACGAACCCAGGCGACGACAGGCAACGTCAGATAGGCGGCGGCCAAAGCGCCGCAGATGGGCGAGGCAATCATCTCGCGCAGCTTGTAGCGATGGCGCGACAGCGCCCTCAGCACGCCACCGGCGAGCCCCGCCGCTACGACTTGGCCCTTAATGCCGAGAAGATCGAAGATGTCATGCATCACGGCCTCCAGCCGCAGAGTTTTTCGCCCTTGCGATTGTGCGCAAGCAGCGCCCTAGCCTCCTGATGCGATAGCGCGTCGACCACCCTATCGGAGAGGCGCATCGGCGAGGCGACGGCGCAGAAGCCGCCCCTGGCCGTCGTGCAGCCGGCAAGCGTGGCGGCTATGGCAGCGACAATCAGTCCCTTGCCCATGACTTCAGCTCCTTCCTGACCGCGCCGGCCGGCAAGGCGCCGATGTCGTTGTCGACCTGGTCGGCGATATTGCGGGCCGCGGCCTCCGCGTCGGCCTGCTTGCTGCGCTCGGCCCGCACGCCGGCGAGGCGCTGGCGGAAACCCCAGCCGAGCGCGCCGACGACACCGGCGCCGATCGCCAGGATTGTCGGATTGGTGAGAAGCCATGCCAGCAACGCGCTCATAGCAGCGCTCCGATGAGAAGACCGGCGATGAGGCAGGCGGCGCCCACGATCACATACGGCCTGGCGGTTTCAATGCAGGCGGCGAGCAGACTTTGCAGGTTTTCCATCTCAGCGCTCCCAGCCCAACCGGCGCGCGAGCAGATGCCACCACTCGGTCGTGGCGGCGATGGCGAGACCGAGGCCGGTCTCCAGCGCCATCTGGATGTCGGGATCGGCGGAGAACGCCGAGGCGTCGTCGGCGCCCAGGAGACCGCGTGCGACAAGCACACCCGCGCAATAGCGCAGGGCGATGCGGATGATGACGGCAATCATTGGCAGAACACTCCGAAAAGATCGCAGGGAAGATGTGTGGCCCAGGCGGTGAGCGAACCGAGCGCCAACGCGATCAAAGCGAGGACGCCGGCGGCCTTGGCGGACGATGCGGATTTGGGTAGCGCGATGGGTGCATCACTTACGGCGGGCGATCCGGCGCCGGCGGGCGTTGCTGCCGGCGTAATATCATCGCCCGATGCAGGCTCCGACGACGCGGATTCTCCAGCCGCCGACGGCGCGGCCGACATCAGCAATGCCTGCCGCCGCACCGAGGCGACGCGGGCGCTCCAGCCCCGGCCGAAGCTCGGCCAGGTCGAAAGCTTTTCGAGAAAGGCGAGCCGCGCGTCGCAGAGCGCGTCGATCACGACGCCGGTGGGTTTTGTCCTCGCCGCCGCGAGCGTCGCCGGACCGATGCGGCCGTCCTGGCCAACGCCTAGCACCGCCTGCAGATATCTTGCCGCCCTGCCCGGCCCGCTGTTCACGGCAAAGTCGAAGACGGCATAGTCGACGCCATCGGGGAGCTCGGCGCCCACGATCGCATCCCAGTAGAAACGGCGATAGACCGTGGCGACTTGCTCGTCGCTGATGGCGCGAAGGTCGGCCTTGGTGGCGTCGGCCTTCACGTAACGGCGGAAATTGACCAGTGTGACACCTTTCATGGTCGCGCCGCCGGGATCGGCGGGGTTGTCGGACCAGCCGCCTTCGGATTTCAAGACGAGCGAAAGGGCACGCGCGAAATTGCGGTCCATGGGGGTCCTTTCCGGCCGAAAGGGCAGGGTTTGAGGTTGATCAAATCTCGGGGTAGCGTCTGCGGCTTCGCCCGCGCTATAAGACAATCATGAGCAGCAGATCAGGGCACGGATCGCATGGGAGCTTTGGCGTCGCTCTTCGGAGCACGAGCATCAGCCCACAAGCGGCAATGGCTGAAGGTTGAGGACAGAACCGGTAACCCTGGGTTCTGGAACGACCTTCAAGGTCTATTTGAGCGTGCATTATCCGCCGCCGGTAGCCCGGCAGGTGCCGCCATGTATCGAGTAGCAGCGCCCCCAAGCGTGTTCTATTTTTCGCCCACTGCAACCGCTATCCTTGAGCCCGAGGCAGCGTTCTTGAAGCGGCGAGACGAGATTGTGATGACGAGGTGCGTCAAGCCAGCTCTTTACAAGCTCAATCTTATCGCCGGGAATGCCGCATAGTTCTAGCGCCAGCTACCCCCGACCAAGCTGGCGTTATCAGAGGCGCTGATGGTGAAGGTCTCGCTGTGAGGCGTCTGGGTCGGGACGTTCTTGGACGAAGCGTATGTGAAGCGCCGCCCATTGCCGTCCTGTGCTGCGTAGTGGACCGCCTGCGCAGTGCTAAATGACCCCGACCCACCGGTGCTCTCGCCGTTAAACGCCCCATACACCGCGATGCCGGGGCTACTTTGATTGTGGTTGATGGTTCGCGTAGTTCCACTGCCACTATCGATCCCAGCCGACGCCACAGGCGTGTTGCTCACCGCACGGCGAAGAGCCCACACACCAACGCTCAGGGATGCCGCAGAGCCGTTGGAGCCGCTCAGCGTCGCCGAGATTGCGATGGAGCCAGCGGTGACCAACCTTGAGGCAAGCCCCCACTTCCTAGTCGAGGCTGACCCATTGGCTGCATGAAGAGCTCCGTTGGTGCCACCAATCGAGATGCTGCTGCATGTCTGAGAGTTGGTCCCCAAACCAAAGAACGCAACAATCGCCAGCGCGTCATTGGGAAACGTCAAGTTGCCGAAAGCGATGATGGTCAAACCGTTCGTGGTGCTCCCCAACTGGCCTATCCAATCAAGGATTAGCGCGTTGCCCACGTTCACCGGTATTATGCCAGGAAGCATGGCCAAGTCAGACTCGGCCTTTCTGATAATGGCAGGCTTGGGGAGGTAGAATTTGACCGGAGGGAGATCGATCGACATTAGACACCCAGCCCCAGCGCGGACTTCAGCTCGCTGATCGAGATATCGAAATTCGCCAGCATAGCGCCTGCCTTTTCTTCCGCCCTTGGCGGCTCCGGCGGCGGCGGGATGTCCTCGATATCGTAGACCTGCTGGACCACCCCATCGATCTCGACATAGGTCGGCGAACCGACAGCCTGCTTGCCTTCAGGCACTTCAAACGGCAGGGCGATCCTGCCACCTACCGCTTCGATTTCCGCGACAGACCAGATGCCCGAGTCGTAAAGGCCCCGGATATTATCGCCGTTCATCTGGACGTCGATCGGATAGGGATCGCACGGCGTCTCAATTTGACGGCCGTCGCCGTAGACTGCGGTGTAGCTGCCCACCACCTGCTGCACGACGAGGGAGCCGTGCCATTCACCCCAGATGCCGTCGGTTTTCCGAACGAGAATCGATGTCATGGTTTGCTCCTTATGTTCTCACGACGCCTGTGATAACGAGGCGGCTGGTGGTGTCGACGAAGCCGGTCAGGTAGACGGTTTCGGTGGTCTGGATGGTTATCGGGAAACTCTCGACGCCCGCGGCCACCACGAAATTCGCCCCGAGAGACAGCGTTCGGGCAGAGGTGACCGCAGTCACCTTCACGACAAAACCGAACAGAGGGTTGGCGTTGGTTGGATTGTTCAGAGTCGCCGACGTACTCAATGCCAGCGAGGCGTTGTTACCGAGCGACATATCCCAGGAAACGGTCGCGCCCGAGGTCAACGCCTGGTAGGCGACCGTCGATTTGAGCGCGGCAGCCGTGAGCAACTTGCTGGCCGTGCCGAGCTGGAATTCACTGTTCGAGGCAATCGCCTGCGAGGCGAGCATGGCATAGGTCACCAGCCCGGCCGGCACCATGCCTGCCGTCAACTGGCCGAAGCCCAGCGCCGAGGACACCCGCCGTAGCAGAGTGTCGTCCGACCCTGCCGCGATATCCGCTCGGGCGCCACCGGAATTGGCCGATCGGCCGAGGACCGACACCGCAGCGCTGTCAGCCAAAGTATTCAGCGCTATCGCGTTTGTCGGCGGGCTGAAGGTGCCGGTGAAAGAGGCATTGGCTTTTGGCGCCAAGCTTCCCACCGCCACGCCGCTGTCCTTCACCAGCTTTCCGGTCGTGCCGTTGAACGTGGCGATGTTGTCGGTCGCGGCCGAGGCCGGCCCTGTGATCAGGCTTCCCACCGCCACGCCGCTGTCCTTGCCGGCCTTCCCTGTGGTGCCGGCGAAGGTCACGATGTTGTCGGTCACTGAGGAGGCCGGGCCGGTGAAGTCGCCCACGCCGGTGCCATCCGCGCCCTTGTCGCCGGTGCGGGCGAAGATCAGCCAGATGCCGTCGGCGGCCGTGGGCAAGGTTCCGGCGCCACTGACATAGGCGAGTGTCAGCTTCCGATAGCCCGTCCCGTCCACCACCGAGCCAGTGACGTTGTAGACATAGGCGATTGCCGCCGACGCTTTCGAGCGCAGAGTGAGTTGGCCCTTGATCGTGTTGGTGCTGTCGTCGAACGTATCCAGCACGCCGCTCACCGTAGCGCCGCTGGAATCGAGATTGTCGACATAGGCGGCCGTGGCCGAGGCGGCGCTGGCATTGTTCAGCCTGAGCGTGCCGTTGCCGGGGTCGGCATCGGCGGTGCTGATGGAAAAGGTATAGCCAAGTGCCGCCACGGCGTTAGCCGCGGCAACGGCGCTCGCCGCCGCGTTGGTGGCCGAGGTCGCAGCATTGGTCGCAGAGCCGGAAGCGACGGTGGCAGAGCCCGACGCGGCCGAAGCCGATCCGGCGGCGGCGGTCGCCGACGTGCCGGCACTGGTGGCCGAACCCGCGGCGGCGGAAGCGGAACCGGACGCCGCCGTTGCCGAATTGCCGGCATTGGCGGCACTGGTTGCGGCATTGGTGGCGGAAGTGGACGCGGCGCTTGCCGAGCCGGAGGCGGCCGTGGCCGAGCCGGCCGCACTTGTGGCGCTGGTGGCCGCCGCGTTCTTGGAGGACAGCGCGGCCGCCGCGCTCGCGGCTGCGGCATTTGCGGCATTCACAGCGTCGCCAAGCGTGTTCTGCGAAAGATAGAAGGTGAGCACGATCGGATCGGCGCCGATCACCGGATCCAGCGTCTCGAAGGCATAGACACGATCGGCCGAGACGGTGCCCTGCTGCACATGCACGGTCGTGCCCTTCTGCATCGCGCGCGCCGTGCGGGCGTCGGCGGCGCGAAACCACTGGCCTTCGCTCGCGGTGTAGATACCGTTCTGGGTCGGGTCGGCCTGGTCCTTGACCAGCACGCGGTCGCCGACCTCCGTCAGCACACCGTCGATGGTCTGCAGGCGGTAAAGGGTGATGTTTGCAGTCGTCGCCAGGCGCACGGGTTCGCGCTCGCCGGTCAACAGGCGAACGGCGGCAGTTACAGGTCGGGCCATAAGGCTTGCTCCATGAAAAAAGCCCCGCGAAAGCGAGGCTTGGAAAAAGATTTGGATTAGCGCGCAGGCTGGATTTATAGCCGCACCGGAAATCAGTTCATTGTCGCCGCGATTTTCGCCAACCTCACTGAGCCTGCCCGCGCTCGGAATCCGAGCTATCTGAACCCAAAGCCGCTCCCGCTCCGGCCGCCCCGCCGGTGGTGCCGAGAGCGCTGTTGAACTGAATAATGTGTTTCAGATCTTTGTGTTCATTCACATAGGCGCGAATGCGGGCAGCCGTCTTTGGCGCGACGGTCTTCATATAGTTGGGGTTGGCCATGTAGGCGCGAATGGCTTCCGCCATCAATTCCCTGTCCGCCTCCATCCCCTTCTTGTAACCCATTTGCTCCGGGCCGAACCCTCGGTACACTTTCGACGAGGATTGTTCGACAGCCTGCCCGGCGGCGCGAGCCCTCTGCAGAACGGGATTGTTGAGGTCGTTGTAGAGCCACCTGAGTTCGGCCTTGATCCCATCCTGGTCGATCATCCGAACCGGCGCAACTCGATCATGACCGACGATCGTGCCAGCAAGGTCGTCGATCATGTGGCCCATTTCATGCGCCCCTACTTTGCTTGCCGCTTCTTTTGAAAGTGTCTTCAAAAGATAGATAGACCTTTCCGCGCCATTTGGACCCGAGGCAACTACGTATTTCCCGACTACTCCTTTTGGAAGCGCTCCCGCCTCGACTGGCGTATACCCCTGGCCAATCGCTGCCTTAGTAATGGCGGCATATTCTTCCGGATGGCAATATCTTCTCTTCCCACGGTACGTCGTCCGACCACGCTTTCGGCGCCGAGGGCTCTGCCTTCGCGGTCGTAGAGGAGTCTTCCGGTCTCGGGATCGGAGAGTTGTCGTCCGGTCCTGGCGTCGATGAGGAGCTTTTCGTTGTCATCGGCTATCACCGCGTATGGATAATCGTCGAGAATAGAGCGAGCTGGCTTGGCTTGAGGATCGTAGATGTTCTCGCTTCTGCTCGCAAACTCTTCTGCAGGTTTTGCCAGCGAGGTAGCCTCCTCCGCCGTTTTGGCCAGAATCTCCTCGGCAACTTCACCAGCCACCTTTTGCCAACCTTGCCGCCAAGACCGGCTGTCCGAACCATACCCAAGGCATCCAGCGCCGCCTCTTGGTACTGGCCTGCTTCGAGCGCCCGCCAAGCCTCTTGCGAGGACAAGACCCCACCCACCAACGGCGCGATGTCGGCAACTGAAATGCCTTCGTTGCCAAGACCGGCGGAACCCACGAGCGCTCTCGCAATATCGGCCCGCAAACCGTAAGGTCGACCGTCACCGGCGACTATGGCCCCGGCCTTCTCGCGGAGCGTGGGATTGTACTCCCAAAGCTCTCCCTTTGGCAGAAGGCCTGCCTTCGCGGCCTGCTCCAACTCCGCTGCTTGCGCCTCAGCGGGGGTTATTTGGAGTTCCAGCGCAGTGTTGCGAACAAGCTGGGCCAGACCGAAGTGGTATAGCTGCTGGAACATCGCCGCCCGAACCGCCGGATCATTTGTTGCGGTTGACAATTGTTCCATAAGTGCATCTTTATCTTCCCCTGAGACATTGCCGTCGCTTAGTCGCTTGTTGATGTATTTCAGCACCTGCTGCGGGAATGGCTGAATGTCCTTCACGCCGAGTTGCTTTTGTCCGGCTACGGACAATGCTATCGCTCGTTGAAGCGCCTCTTGACCACTGCTGGTGGTGCTAGGCCATGCACTCCAAGCGTCGGCCGTGGCTGGATCAATCATGAAAACGAATTGAGCTGGATCGCGCCTTTCCTGCAAAACTTGTTTTGCCGCTGACGCAGCGATGCTTTCTTGGCCATCTTGTTGGGCAGGGCCATTATTCCCGTCGAGGTGGGCGTCCGATGCAATCGCCTCAAGAGCATCATTCGGAAGTGTCAACAATTCGAACGCGGCTCGGCCGATCTTGAGGTTTTGAACGAAGCTGGAAATCTGCTTACCGCCCTCCTCGACGGAATAGAGATTCGCAATATCCCCGGGACTGGGGATTCGCCCGAGTAGGTGCCCCAGTACATTAGTTCCCTGGGAGCCTTTAGCTTCGCTTGTTCGAAGGCCGCACGCGCGTTCATCATGCTCGCCGTATTCGCAACACTGGCCTGACGATACAGCTCGTCGATTTGATCGTTTGTCATACCAGCGACGAAGGGGTGAGGGCCATCGGCCTCCGCCTTCGCATTGGCTTCGGTTGGCCGCTCATCAAATGCCTGTGCCACCATGAGATCAGGCGACTTCTTGATGCGATCACCTTTCAAAGCCGCTCGCCCGGCCTGTGCACCGGCGGCAAGCTGCGCCCGCACAGTCTCGCCCATGCCGTCGCTCGCCACCGGTCCGGCGCTGAGCATCTCGGCGGCGCGGCGCGGGTCTTGCGCGATCAGCGCTTGCATGCGCTCTTTCGCCGTACGGGCGAGCCAGCCGGCTTCGGCCAGCGCCTTGGCTCGCGGGTCAAGGTCCATCTTGGCGATGAGATCGAGGCCGGCCTGCCGGGAGGCGTCGAAGGCGGCGGTGTCGTTCGGGTCGCTCTGCGAGATGTTGCTGAGTTCGGCGGTGTGGACCTCCGCAACCTGATCCTGCTCATATTGCTTGCGACGCTGGTTTTGCTGCAGCGCCATGCGTATCGCGCCCGCCTCGCGCAGCGCCTCCTTGCGCGCGGCAAGGCCGGCGCGGAGCTCGGGCGGCAGCTGCTTCAGGAAATTGCCGAACAGCGTGTCGAACCGGCCGGTCTTCACCACCTGGCCGGTATACGGATCGACCTGGCCATACATGGTCTCGTGCAGGCCGGCGCCGTCGGCGGGCGAATTGGCCACGGCATCGGCCTCGGCCTGGGCAAGCTCGCCGTTCAGCCGGCGCGCGGCGATTTCGGTGTCGAAAGCCTGCTGCTGCGCCTTGCGCTGCTCGTAGCGCTCGGCGGCTGCCTGCCACCGGTCGCCGAATTGCTGCATCGCCTCGCCCACCGGCGAAGTGTCCGGATACTGCACCGCATTGCCGGTATCGAGCCGGCGCTCGCCGACAAAAAGAGGGATGATGTGGACCATTCAGGTGTTCCCTGCCCAACTCGGTCTGGAAAAAGGGGAGGAGCCGAAGATCACGGTGTTGCCGGAAGCCAGGCTGCTTGAGGTCGGCGACTTGGTCGGGTCGTAGATTTTGGAGAGGCCGTCGACGAGGCCGCCGCCAGCCTTGAAGATCGAGGTCGTCATCGCCTGCTTGCCCTGAAAGCGAGAGATCGCGGCCTGCGTATAGAGGTTGTTCTGGCGTAGCTTCGAGCCGTACTGGATCGCATCGAGGTCGACCTGACCCTGCCGGGCGTTCGCCGCCAGCACCTCGGTGGGCGAGCCGGCAATGCCCACCCCGGAAGCACCGGCCTGGGCGCGCGCCTGGGCTTCGAGCAGATCCTGCTTGCGGCGCTCCTGTCTCTGTTCGAAGGCGGCGCTTTGCGCGTCGGCCCGCGCTTGCTGCTCGTAGGCCTTGGCCTGGTAGTTGGCCAATTGCTGTTCCTGGACGCCCTGCATCAGGGCGCCGCCGACCGAGATAGCCGTGCCGAGTAGAGCTAACGTGCACATGGTTCAGCCTCGCTGGGTCTTGGGTTTCTTAACCGCGCCGGCGACAGGGGCGCGCAGCGCCGGGCGGGGGTCGAGCGCGCCGCCGGTGCCGATGAGCGAAAGGAGCTGCCGGTCGGCGGCGAGCCCTGCGCGGCTGAGACGCGCGGGAGGAGCCGCGCGCGGGCCGGCCATGGCGGCGCGGCGGGTGGCTGCAAGGCTCACCTTCAGGCGCGGCAGGCCGGCGGCATCGAATAGGCCATTGGCGGTGGCGATGGCGCGCGACAGCGCATCAGCGTCGAACAATTCCTCGCGCAATTCCTCGACGAGGCGGCGAACAGCGCACCAGCGGGAGCCGAGAAGTGCTGCCTTGCCCTCGATCTCCTCGGCTAGCGCCTCGATGTCGGCACGCGCCTCGCTTTCCGCAACGGCGGCGCGGCGGGTGCCGGCGGCGGCGATTGTTCGTTCCAGCATCGCGATCCTGTCGTTGCAGTCGTCGAGCGCGGCCCGCGCGGCGGCGAGGTCGCCATCGCCGAGAATGGCGCGGTCTTCCGCTTGCTTCAGGCCTTGGCGGCTGGCGACGGCTTCCGAGAGATCGGCGTCGAGCAGAGCGATGACGGCTGCGAGATCCGCAGCCGTGCGCGCCCTGCCGAGAGCTTCGGCTTGGGGTGTCATGAGAGGTAGGTTCCTTGGTGGAGGGCTGAAAATCGTAAAGCTGGCGGGGACAGCACCCCCTCTGTCCTGCCGGACATCTCCCGCTACCAGCAAGGACGAGATTGGCAGTCCCGGCGGGTCACCAATCTTGCGACGTCGGCGATTGGCGAAGGTGGAGAGGCCAGCTGATCTGCCCTTTGCGGAGAAGATGGCCGGCAGGCCAGAGGGGGAAACTCGGCGTTGAGTGTCGCGGCAGAAAAAACCGCCTAAGGCTCGGCGTCAAATACAGGCGTGAATGCCCGGATCGTGCAGGGCGTGGGATTGACGTGGCGGATCTTCACCCTGCCCTGCCCTTCCCAGCTGTCGTCGATCGGGACCTCGACATTGCCGGTGTAGAGCTTAGCCTTGCCGTCGGGCGCGACGATCGAGGGCATGCGCACGGCCTCCCAGCGGCCGCGGATGAAGGACTGGATCTGAAGCCCCGTGGTGTCGGTCTCGAGCAGTGACAGGATCAGCTTGGCCACCTTCTTGCGGCGGCCGATGAGCGAGCCGTCCTGGCCGCCGACATCGAGCTCCAGCGTGTCGGCCTGCGCCTGGAACGGAAGCCCGACCTGCCATTTGGCGGCGGTTGCGCCGCCAGGCAGCGTCACCTGGCCGGAGGCGACGGTGAGGCCGCGAAAGACCTTGCCGTCGGCCAGCACGTCGACTTTCTCGCCATTGAGGTGGCCGAGGCCGGAGACGATGTTCACCGCGGCGCCGGAATAGGTCAGCCCGCAATCGACCCGGAAGGCGTCTTCCAGCGCGCCGTATTCGAAAGGCGCCTGCATCACCTCGATGTAGCGCTTGGTCACACCGCCGACGGTGCGCTTGACGATCAGCCAGATGTCGTCGACGCCATTCTGTCCGGGCGTGACCACCGCGCTCTCGACGACCGCCCAACCGGAGCCGGAAAATCCGCCGCCAAAGCGATGGCGATGCATGCCGCGCACTTCCTGGTTGGGTTGGTGGGTGTAGCCGCCGAGCTCGCCATTATCGAGCGGGAACCACAGCATCGGGTCCGGGTCGGTCTGGAAGGCGAGTTCGACCACGCCCTGCTTGGTGATGTGCTCGGAAATCTGGCCGATGTCGTCGGAGGTGAAGCGGCCGGTCTGTACCTGCGTCAGCTCCGCGATCGAGCGGCGCGAGCGCGTGACGTAGAGGAAGGACTGGCCGGCATCGACCGGCCGGATGCGGGCGCAGCCGAAGGTGCGCGAGCGGCGGTTCTTGAACGAGGATGGCGTCAGCGCCTCGTCTATGCCGGATCCGGACAGCGCGCGGATGCCGCCCGAGGTACCGATCAGCAACGCACCGTCGGAATCGGCGATCCAGACGATGTCGTTGGCCTGGCCGCCGCCGGCCTGGATGAATTGCAGCGCGTCGTCATCCTTCTCGCCGAGCGCGAAATTGTCGAAGTCCCCGGTGGCCGAGGCATAGACCGAGAAGCGCCGGCTGAACGCCAGACGTTCCTCGTAAAGCGAGCCCGATTCCACATATTTCCCCGGCACGAACGTGCCGAGACGCCAGCGGGTGATCGGGGTGAGGTTCGGCAGCGAATGCCCATAGAGCCTGATGGTGACCACGGTGGTGCTGACGACGCTCGCGATCTTCGCCCAGCGCCAGATGCCGTCCGAGCCCAGCAGCCGGATCGTGCGCCCGACATCGGTCGATTGGAAGCCGGTATTGTCGTTGATGCCCATAATGGACGAGGCAGTGAGGTTGAACGGCGTCATCGTGTCGCCGTCTTCGTGCCAACCCATGCTTTTGATATAGCTGTCGTTCTGGTTGCTGTCGTCGGTAGCCGTCCAGTTTATGCGGTACGCCTGAAACGATACCGAGTTGGAGAACTCGAAGAAGCGCTTCTCGTTGCGCCCCCACCCAGTCTCCGCTGCGCGAGTGTCGAGCACGATCCAGTTGGTTCCGTCATAGCCCTCGAAGGTCCACGAGACGGGTGTGAATTGGGGACTCGATGCGAGAGACTTTATCCAGTATGCGTCGCATATTTTAGTTGTAGAGCCCGGGAAGTCATAGGCTATCCAACCGTCGCCATGCGAGCCATCGTAATAGTCGCTTGCTGCATCGTTGAATGCCTGCCACTCATTTCCTACTGAATACTTTCCTGTCACTGTGCCGCTTGGCGTAGTGACGCCTGTCATAAGAGGGTGTACAGCGCCTACGTCGGATGGCGTCATCGTGGTTCCGGTGTCGTTGATCTCGTCGTAAGGCCCATCCAGAAACTGGAAGTCGGTCAACGTCCAGGTGGTGTGCGCCTCGCGGGTCAGCACCTTGGGCGGATAATCGCGATGGGTGATCCACATCTGGTCGGCCGACTGCACATAGGCGAGTTCGAAAAGGTCCGCCTCGAGATAGGGCGACGCGATCTCGACCGTGCCGACGCGCGCGCCATAGGCGTAAACGCGGATATACTGATCGCCGAACTCCAGGCAGTAGGCCTGCTCGGAGGAGAAGATGAAGGGAATGGCGCGGGTCTTCTTCGCCGAGTTCTTCACCTCGTTGACGAAGTAGGTGCCGCCGCGGGCGCGGATGCCGCCATGCGGGAGTGTGACGAAGTTCTCGCATTTGGCGAGTGCTGCCCGATAGAGATCGAGCGAGGCGCGCGAGTGGAGCCTCGGCGAGATTTCGCCGCGGGTGAAGACGTCCTGGACCGGGTAGAGCGCAGTCATCAACGAAGACTCCGGAAATCGCCGCGCCGGGTCGCCCAAGCGCCGGTATAGAGCCGGCCGCCACGCTGGATGGCGTTGGCGCTGAAGGCCGTGTCGAGGGCGCGGTCGTAAGCCGCCCGGGCAATGTCGGTCATGCCGGCCTTGTGGGTCAGCGGATGCGCGATCTTGATCGCCAGCGCCGCCACCAGCACTTCGGTGAACAGCGCGTCCCAATCGTTCGGGTCTGTCAGATTGGCGATGTAGCGGATGGTCAGCGGCCCGGGCCGGTCGGAATAGATCAGCCCCGCCTCCTGGCGCCAGGAGATCGGCTGGCCGTCCGGCTCGCCATTGCTGGTTAATGGCAGCGGGCGGATGCAATCGGCCGGCAATTCGTAGACATAGTTCAGCGTGCAATCGCCGCTGCCGGTGTCCGAGCCAGCGACCTGCGCCGAGAGGATGGCGAAGACCCAGGCATGCTTGGCGAGCTCTCCTTCGCGGGTAAGGTCGAGGTGAAGGTTGAGCAGGCGGGCCGCCTTGACGTCCTGGTCGAGACTGTCGATCGGCGCTTCGTCGAGTACGGCCAAAGCCATGTTGGCGATGTCGAGCGGGGTGATGGCCATGGGTCAGCGCCTCGTCCGGTTTGGTCGAGCAAAAATCATGGGTAACTCCGGGCATGAAAAAAGCCGCCAATGGCGGCTTGGATTGCGTGCGTTTATCCGCAGCCCCCCTGAGGCCAGCGGCCCCTCTGGTCTAACGGACACCCCGCAAAAGGAAAATCGGACGCTGCGCCGGCTTTTTGCCCGTCGCCAACCTTACAGGACGAAATGGTTCGCCAAGGCAGCCGATCTCCCCCAAGTGGATCGCTTGTGGGGAGATGTCCGCAGGACAAAGGCGCGAACAAGCGCCGGCGCTTTAGACGCCGCCTAAGGTTCGAAAGCTTAGAACTTCATGCCGATGGCGACTTTGAAGTCATGCGTCTGAACCGTGTGATCCAGACGGCAACCGAAGCCGCAATATTCCAGGGTTTTCTTGCCGAAGAAGGAGAAGTCGTACTCGCCGCGGAGGAAGACGTTATGAGTCAGCGCAACGTCGACGCCTGCGCCGACCACACCGCCGAACAAGGTGGCATCGGCCTCTGCCGGGCCGCCAGGATAAAACGTCTTGAGCCGCGCCCCGGTGATACCCGCGGTCACGAACGGCAGATATGATCCCATATCCAGACCGACTCGGCCCTTTAGCGATCCGTACAGGCCTGTCGAAACGTCAAGCGTACCAGCGCCGGGGACATCGTTAAAAGTGGACTTCTTGAAGCGATAGCCGAGCTCGCCTTCAACGCCATAGACGACCTGGCCCGACTGGAAATTATAGCCAGCAAAGCCACCAATCGTCGCGGAACCCACGCTGTGTTTGCTCTCGACAAATGAGGGGGCGCCCGTCAGATGAATCTTGTAGTGCTCGAGTGTGCCGGCGCCGATCACACCTGCATAGGCACCTTGCCAGTTCCCCATTGGCGCTTCGGAGGACGCCAGCACGTCAGCAGCCGTAGCGGAACCGCAAAGAGCGAGACCGAAAACAGAAGCAAGAAAAAACGATTTCATGAAATTCCCCAGCCCGATTCATAAGATGCCATTGTCTAGCCTCGGACGGTATCGGATTGCTGTAGCAAAAAGATCACTATGGGCCGAATTTCTTGGCATAAATAGCCATTAACCGTTTGATCCGGCGCACTTATTTTAGGATTCCCTAATCCACGTGAGGCAGGCACCGATCCTTGAAATGAAGCTTTGGGCGAGAGGGCGCAAGTACATGCCGGCCCCCTCGCCGCTGGCTGGTGAACTTGCCGCGCCCGCCGATTGACGGACGAGCGCCTTGCGTTCGCCTTACGCTTCGGTCGTCTTCAGTGCGATGAAGCTCATGTTCTTCACGCTCGACGCGGTGCGGTCCCAGTTGGCGGCCAGCGCCAGCTCGGCGTCGGTGGCGAACTCGCCGGCGGTGGAGGCGTCGAGGAACCTCGTGCCCGGCACATGCGCCACGAAATGCCGGCGCCCGACCATTTCGGTAACGCCGCCGCCATGGCCCTGGCGCGGCTTGCGGTCGAACTCCAGCGGGCCGCCTTCGGAATTGACCGGCAGCTCGTTCCACAGGATCGCCTTGTCCTTGAACATGAAGGCCGTGTAAACGCCGGCCGCCTGCGGGATATCGTCATCGACCACGCAGCGCAGACCCATGTAATAAGGGATCAGCGGCCCGCCCTGCTCCGAGGACGGCACATAGTCGATGAGGTCGGCGAGCTTCAGCGCCTTCATCTGCTTGGAATGCATCCAGATGGTGCGGAACTTGTCCGCGCGATCGCCCATCAGATAGGCCGCCTCGATGATATCGGTGTCGACGATCGAGGCGCCGGTGGTGCGCACCAGGTCGCCGCCGTCATTGGCGACGTTGTCGGCGAGCACGCCCTTGAGGATGCCGAGCAGGGTCAGCTTGTTGGCGCGCTGCCAATATTCGGTCTGGCGCCGCACGATCAGCTTCTGTGGATCATCGCCGGCGAGGATCGCGGTGAGATCTGGAACGCCCCAGGCCTGTGCCCGCACGTTGCGGGCGGCGATCTCGCGGCGCGAGCCGATCTTCTTCATCTCGATGGAATCGGCCGGATCGTCATTGACCGGCTCGGACGGATCGTTGCCGAGATCCTTCCATCCGGGCATGTCGACGGAGCGGCCGCCCATCGAGAGCTTCGAGGAGATCGCCGGGTCGGAAAACAGGATGCCGGCCTGGTAGATTTCGAGGGACTGGACATGCTCCTCGAACGAGTACTGGGCATAGACGGACGGAACGATCGCGTCCGCGATGCGGGTATAGGCGTCTGCCATTTGGTCTTTCCTTTGAGGTTGGTGAGATGGGGCCGGCGGCTAGAGCGGGTTGTTGGGCATCCAGAGATCCGGGTTTTCGCCCGCATCCCGGGCGAGCCGCCGGGCGCGTTGAGGGTCGCTTTTGACGAGGGCCGAGATCGCCGAAATATTGCGCTCGCCGGCGGCGTTGCGCCGGAAGGGATTGTGGCCCCTGGGCGCCCCGTCGGCGTCGATCGTGTCTTCGCGGAACATCGCCTCGCCGATCGCGTGGAAGGCACGGGCGATCTGCGGATCGGTCAGGGCGCCGTCGGGCAGAAGGATGCCCTTCTGCTTGTAGGCGTCGACCAGGCCGAGCTTCTTCATCGCCCGGTTGGCGACTTCGAGCTTCTGGCGAAAGCCGTCGCTGTCGGTCGGCCCCCAGTCACGCACCAACTCGTCATGCGTGGACTCGACCGAGCGGGCGAGCGCCGCTTGCTGCAAGCGCTGCTGCTCGGCCATGTAGCCGACAAAGCGGTCGTGATAGGCCTGGGCGATCCTGGGGCTGGCGCCCGCTTCGACCGCCCAGGCTTTGGAGGCATTGGCGAGCTCGTCCGAATAGGCGAAGTTGTCCGGCAGGTTGTCGGGCCGCCGGTATTCGACCTTCTCGGCCGAGGTCAGCGGACGCATCGCCTCCGGCAATCTGGAATGGAACCTGTCCCATTCCTCCTTCGGCGCGTCCTTTGCCGGAACGCGCAGGCTTTCGCCCTGCTGGCGCTCCAATTCCGCATAGGATGTGAAAACCCGATCGAGGCTTTCGGCCTTGGTCCAGCCCTTGGCTTCAGCGAGCTTGCGGTTGCCTTCGGAAAGACCGTCAAACCAACTTCTGCCGGCCGCCGGGGCGGACCCGTTGTCCCCGGAAACCGAAGGCGTCGCCAGGTTGCCCGCCGGCCGCGAAGCCACGGACCCGGCCTCTGCCAGATCTGTCATGATTGAGTTTCCTTTGTTGAGAGATTCGAAGACGTAGATGGAGGAGTGCCGCCGGCGCAGCTGCCAATCTCTCCACTCGTGGGGGAGATGGCCGGCAGGCCAGAGGGGGGCGCGAAAGAACGCAGCGTTGGCCTACAAAGCGCCAACCTCGAAGGTTAGTCGAAATAGATGGGCAAGGCCGGCGGGACAGCGCCCCCCTCTGCCCTGCCGGGCATCTCCCCCACAAGGGGGGAGATCGCAGTTCGCGCGCCTACGCATTATCGCCCCAGTTCTCCCACAGCAGCGTGATCGTGCCGGTCACCGCGATTGTCCCGTCGGCGTCGATATCCGCGCCGGTGGCGAAGGCGAGGTTGAGATAGAGATCAACCGGCGTCGTGGTCCCGTCGAGCGTCGAGGCGGCGGCAACGTCAGCGGTGGAGGCGGAAGACAGCGCAACTCCGGCGCCGTCCAGCGTGCGGGCGGTGGAGGCCAGCACATTGACCATGGTGCCGGCGAGCGTGGCGCTCGAGGCCGCTGTCGAACCAAGCGACCAGGTGAGCGCGGCATTGTCGTTGATGGTCGATGCACGCGTGGTCAGCACCGCGAATTGCAGTCGCGCCGTACCGCCCTTGATGCGCACCTTGCCGTCGGTGAAATCGAAGATCTTCTGGCTCGCATAGGCGAGCGCATCGGTCACCGGCACCTGCATGCCGGCGAAGGTGAAGACGGTGCGGTAGGAACCGCCCTGCCCGCTGCTCACGGCCTTCAGTCCGAGCTTGGGCGGTGCCAGGCCCGCGTCACGGGCGGCGGCACGGGCAAGGGTCCGGGGAAGTCCTCGGGACATGTCATTTCTCCATTCTTGGGGGGAATTCTTGGGTTAAGGCGTGGTTCGCGCGGCGGAGGAGGGCCAATTGCTTGGCTTTCCGACAACGAATGCCCGGAGCGGCAGCGAGGGCTGATGTTGATCAGCAGGCTGCAGGCGGCCCTTGGACGAGGCTCAACGCATCTTCGCCAGCTGATTCCGCCAGCGGCGCTAAGCTACTGTTTGCGTGGTCTTTCCGGTTTGGAAACCATGGCGTTCAACCGCCGCGAAACCGTGATTCACTTCGTGAGCGGGCTCCGCCGCCGTTCCGCCGCAATGCGACCGCAGTTCAGCTTCGTTCGCCCCCGCGTCAGTCCCTGGGGCTTCAGAGGAGTTCTAGTGATGATCATCAAAAAACCTATTCTGGCGGTGCTGATGACCGCGGCACTTGCCGGCTGCGAGACGCAGACCGAGGGTCAGCAGCGCGCCACCACCGGCGCATTGCTCGGCGGCGCCGGCGGCGCCCTGGTCGGCCAGGCGATCGGCGGCAACACCAAGAGCACGGTGATCGGTGCCGCGAGCGGCGCGCTGCTCGGCGCCGTCGTCGGCTCGGCCACCACGCCGCAGCGCCGCGGCGAGCAACTCTGCCGCTACCAGGACCGCTACGGCCGCATCTACACCGCGCCCTGCGACGACCGGTACTACAACGGAAATTATTGATGCTGTCGGCTTTGCCTTCTCCCCGTTTTACGGGGAGAAGGTGCCCCGAAGGGGCGGATGAGGGGCAGCGCCAAGGCCTGAGATGCTGGCGCTATGAGAGGAAATTAGGGCCACCGTCACCGTAATTGCGAATCGGCGTAGCCCAAGTCGTTACCCACTATCGACGGCGCACCCGCCGCACGATTCAATAGATGTTCGTCAACCAGCCTTGAGACATCTGCAAAGCGCGGATCATCGACCGATAGCCGATCGACATCATATGGGTCCTTCTTGCCTGGTTCCTCGCCGTTATCCGCGCCAACGCTTCTCGCATTGTTTACCACGGCCCTGACATTATCGCCCCAGCGCCCGGAGTGAAGCCGATTCAAAATCGAGTCCACTGCCGCTTTGGCCGCTATTTCTCCTTCGCTTTGGTCATATCCCGCGGTGACGGTTTTCTTCAGGCGCAGTATATCGGCCGGTGAGAGGGAGATGGACTGAGGAAGCGTTTTTCCATCTCCCGTCAGATCGTAGGACCCGGAAGGATGCCCGTCGGGAGCGACCGCCGTCTTGTGCGCATTCAAACCATGGATCCTGGGCGCGGGACTATGGTCGACTCCCGCCAAACCGCGCTCAAGCGCTTGCTTAATTGCGGCAACGTTCTTGAGGTGTTGCGCTCCCCCGTCACCATAGGGGTTGTAATTGAAATCCACGCCGGCTTCGTCGGTCTCAAGCGTCTTCCGGTCGATGTTCTTCGAAAGCATTTCAGGGCCGAGCTTGTAGTAGGTGACCCGTAGAGCATCCTTTTCATCATCGGAGAGCCTGTTCCAGGCGGCGGCATTCTTATCTTTGAAGAACGCGTCAGCCTTTGCGACCATCAGCCCGGCGAAGGCCATGGTTGCCTTCGGCTGGTTGAAATCGAGGATATCGTCCACGAGCTTGGGATAGTTGTTCTCGTACTGGCGCAGTTCCAGCGGATCCTGGCCGTCGGACCTATGCGAGGCCAGATAGTCTCCCAAAAGGTCTATCGCGGTTTCGATCCGAACGTTTCCGGGGCCGACATCGATCATGGCAGGGTGCAAGAATTTTGGTCCCCACGCGTTTCCGGACTTTACGTCTTCATAGTCGTCCTTGATGCTTTTGAAGAATCCGCCATTCCCGAACCAGTCGCCAAGCGACTGGCCGGCCCCGCCCCTGATGTCGAAAGCAAGATCCGGGTTGAAGCGGGTGTCATATTCGTTGGCCACGGCGCCCAGGATGGCTGTGGCCGGAACACCCAGTCGATCCGCAGCCTCCTTCGCCCAAGGCGCCACCCGCTCGATATATTGCTTGGTCTGCCTGGTAAATGTAGAAGTCGGTTCTGCCATTCTATGTTTTCCTATTTTATCAGTTCGAAAATGTTAAAGAAATCTGTGATGAACGCCGTCCATAAATTTCCACCAATAAATGAAATTAACCAAATTACAAAATATATGTAATATATTGATGACCATGGCGACGACATATAAATTAATCCCGAGATTACAACCATTATCATTGACTGAGGAAAAATGACAAGGAAGGCCTTTGTAAAGTAGATAGCTCCATCAGGCTCGCGAACGTACGACGGAATTCCCGAAATGAACAAAAACAGACATATTTGAAATATTGAAACCACTATAAGAATTACCGCAAATTTCTTACGTTTTTCGACGCCACTCATCATCTATCTTCAACCCCCATCGCCGCCGCTGATTCTCAAGCCGTCTATCCGGGTGCAGCCGGGCAATCTTTTCAGGTCCGCATCGAGACAACAATTGGTTCTCTTGCCGACCAGCCACTTCTGCCGGAGCATGCTGGGTGGAACCAACGCACGCGTTCGACTGGACATCTCGATAAAATCCGATACAACCTCTATAAGACACTATCTCTCGCATTGCAATCATGGAGGGTATATCTGCGCTCGCTCATTCTCGTCGCTATGGCTCTGTTTGCGTTGTCGTGCGAAGAGGCCCTGTCGGACGACGCCGATCAACCGGAAGCTTTGCTCAAAAGCTGCCCGAAGGGCGTTATGTTCAAAGCATATGAGTCGGGTGTTGTCGTGACCGTAATCAGACAAGGTTCCGGCAAGGCATGCATCTCGGATGATTGCAGCCAGTTGCAGGCGGCAACGGCAGCAGAGGTAGTGACGAAAGAGGCCGAGCATGGATTCATCGCTGGTCCTATGCTCTCTTACATGTTCGCGGTGGAGCCGAAGATCGTGAAAGACTTCAAATGGCGGCCCGCCGAGACGGCATCCACCACATTCTACACCGTCCGCCCGGACGATGGCGGCGACGTAAACTTCACCCTTCAAGACATTGGCTGTGCCCGTTAGATGCAACTGCAGATACAATTGCGATCACTAATTCTTGCCGCGATGGCTCTGCTTGCATTGCCAGGCGGCTTGGCCCGGTCGGACGACCTGGATCAGCCGGAAGCTCTGTCGAAAAGCTGCCCAAAGGGCGTGCTCTTCAAGGAGATCAAGTCAGGGATTGTCGTAACCGTTATCCGACAGGGTCAAGGCAAGGCCGTCTTCACGCAGGATAAGCATCGCTTGCAGGCCGCCACTGCCGTGGAAATTCTGACGAAAGAAGGCGAGCATGGCTTCATCTACGGTCCGATGCGTTCCTATATGTTCGCGGTGGACCCGGATGTCGTCAAAGATTTCGAATGGCGACCAGCTGAGACCGAATATCACGCGTTCTATACCCTTCGCGACGATGACGGGAACGAAGCGCTACTCAATTTCGTCGATATCGGGTGCGCCCCTTAACATAGGAGGCATAATTGCGTTCGCTCACTATCACTGCGGCGGTTCTACTTGCGTTGCCATGTAGCGCGGCGCAGGCGGACGGCTCGAATCCGCCGGATGCTCCATCGAAAAGCTGTCCGAGGGGCGTGCTCTTCAAATCACTCGAGTCGGGCGCACTGACAACCGTCATCCGGCAAGGCTTCGGCAAAGCCTTCTTCACGATGGAGAAGGATCAGTTGCAACCAGCTACGGCGGCTGAGTTGAAGGGCGAGAATGAGAGCGAGCACGCATTCATCTACGGCCCCAGGCGGTCGTACATGTTTCTAACCGATGAGGACTTCGTCAAGGATTTCACCTGGCGCCCAGCCGAAACAGTTCCCAACGCGTTCTATACCGTTCGGACCGATGATGGCGACGAAACGCGATTTACACTCGTCGACGTCGGGTGTGCCCCTTAGACTAGGATACCGCTCTTGATTTCGATGCCGCGTCGCTGGTGGGTATCGTGCGGAGGCGGTGACGCCGGATATGATCGATCATTGCCCCGAGGGATAGTAGTCCTCCGGTAGATATATATTGAACGGTGCGGGGCGGTACGGTTGAAGCGATTTTTCCGTCCCGTGATGATGCCTACCCAATATAGGGCCATCAAATTTAGAAATATATTCTTGATTGTTCTCTGTCGATTTCCCGGGATTGGCGTGTTGCAAATGGCTTCCTACGACCGACGGTGCGCCTGCCGCGCGCTCAGCAAGGTGTCTATCCACAAGCGCTGAAGCCCTCGCAAAGCGAGCATCATCGATCGGCACCTGATCAACGTCATCTCGATTGTGGTTCCATGACGTCGGACCGTTCACATCGGAATATTGCTTGTACGCGTTTACCACATCTCCGACGCTGTTACCCCATTTCCCGGACATCACGCGGTTCAAAATCTCATCCACGACCCCTTCCGCTTCCACTTCTTTATCGCTCTGTAACCACTCCGTCACCACCGTCTTTTTCAATCGAAGAATGTCCGCCGGAGACAAGTATAAGGATTTAGCGAATTTCTCCGGTCTCGGACGATTAGGCCCCGCGTCATCATTGTCAGCGATAGCAGGCGTTTGCGCTTGCGCCGCCTCGATATCATCCAGCTGCCTGGCCAACGCTTTGCGCCACTTCAAGTCCACTATTCCCTCCAGCGCTTGCTTACGCGCTTCCTCGGGATCAGGAGAATCGCCCCAGGCCCTCAGCAAGCCCTCCGCGTCAGACCGGGGCAGCGGCTGGGGTTTTGCAATACCCAACTGACGCTGAGCCGCAAATGACTGTGTAAGCGCAGCCTGCAAACCCTGCGGCGTGGATAAATCCTTCAGTGCAGCATCGAGGGTGGCGCTGACCCTGCGAGCGTAGCCAGCAGGGTCGACCTGCCTCTGCTGGATAACCAACGCAGCAGCGTCCGCATTCAGTTCATAGCGCTTCTCATCCTGCTCATAGCGCGCCTGATCGAGCTTATACATTTCGGGGTCTTGCTTCGGCGAAAACCGGTTCGGGACAGGTTTCGCCGCGAAAATGGAGGCGTCGACCTCGTTGGTCGGGGTCACACGCATATTGGCTACATAAGGGCTGACATCTGCCCTCCAGTTGAAGGCTCTGGACCTCTTGCCACCCTCTTCCGCGCCGAAGACTTGAGCGAATTCGGTGTCGTCATGCCTTGAACCGGAATAGGGCTCCATATTGGCTATGGCGGCCTTTGCCCTCTGCGCGTCGGTGTTGAGGCTAGTATGCATGGAGATGAACTCGCAGCATCCGCGCTGCGGGCCTGGCGAACGAGATCGCCGTACGACTCAGGCGATAGCTGTGCACGCAGGACGTCGATCGGAACATTGTCCTGAAACGCTTGTCCAACCCGTTCGCTCGGGTCGACCTTGCGGAGGCGATCTTCTTTCTCGCCAGACACGACGGCGCTATCTGCTTGCCGGATAGAACCGGTGGTCATCCCATCGACGCCTTGCCCGGACAGGTTGTTTTCGTGGCTGCTCTTCAGCCCAAGCAGATTGAGCGCCACTTGCGGATTCTTAGCGATCAACGCTTCAATCCGCGTCTTTGCCGAGCGGTCGAGCCAGTCGGCTTCGGCCAGCGCCTTGGCTCGCGGGTCAAGGTCCATCTTGGCGATAAGATCGAGGCCGGCCTGCCGGGAGGCGTCGAAGGCGGCGGTGTCGTTCGGGTCGCTTTGCGCGATGTTGCTGAGCTCGGCGGTGTGAGCCTCAGCCACCTGATCCTGCTCATATTGCTTGCGGCGCTGATTTTGCTGCGCCGCCATGCGCCGCCCGCCAACTGCGCGAAGCGCCTCCTTGCGCGCGGCAAGGCCGTCGCGCAGCTCTGGCGGCAGCTGCTTCAGGAAATTGCCGAACAGCGTGTCGAACAGGCCGGTCTTCACCACTTGGCCGGTGTACGGATCGACCTGGCCATACATGGTGTCGTGCAGGCCGGCGCCATCGGCGGGCGCGTTGGCCACCGTCTCGGCCTCGGCCTGGGCGAGCTCGCCATTCAGCCGGCGCGCGGCGATCTCGGTGTCGAAGGCCTGCTGCTGCGCCTTGCGTTGTTCGTAACGCTCGGCCGCGGCCTGCCACCTGTCGCCGAATTGCTGCATCGCCTCGCCCACCGGCGAGGAGTCCGGATATTGCACCGGGTTGCCGGTATCGAGCCGGCGCTCGCCGACAAAAAGAGGAATGATGTGGACCATTTGGCTGTTTTCCTGGCCGGGTGGAGGCGCGCGGAGACGGGCCGCCGAGGATGGCGCCGGTTGGGCCGTGCGGATGGTGGGGTTCGGTTGGAGCGTGGATGGTGAAAGGAGTGCGCGAGAGGCGCCGGCGTCCCCTTCTCCCCTTGTGGGAGAAGGTGGCCGCGAAGCGGCCGGATGAGGGGTGCTCCAGCTTGGCGGCCACTCATCCCATTGCTAGTCGGGAGCCAAGTTTGGCGACGCCTCGTTTCTTCCAGCACCCCTCATCCGTCTCGGCGCTGACGCGCCGATCCACCTTCTCCCACAGGGGGAGAAGGAGGGCGCTACCTCTCCTCGGCCCGCGCCGCCTTTTCCAGCGCAGCGAGGTCGGCGTCTTCCAGCGCCAGGAACCCCATGATGTGCTGCACGACTTCCGCCCGCGCGTTGGAGAGCGCGCTGTGCAGCTCGAAGCCTTCCGGCGTCTTGGTGCGGGCCAGCCAGTCGCCGTAGGAGGGGCGGCGATAGTAGCCTGTTGTGGCGGTGAGGTCGGCCAGCACCAGCTCGCCATCCTCGCCGGAAAAGATGCGGCGATAGGCTTTGGTCAGCGCCTCGCGCGCGGCGAGCGGGCCGCCGGCGTCGGAGGGACGGGCGAAGCGTTTGCGGCTCATGCGGCACCATTGGCAGCGCCGCCCGCGGGGCCGCCCTGGGAGCCAGGCACGGCGCCCTGCCCGCCGGGCGAACCAGCAGCGCCGCCGCCCTGCATCATCGCTTGCAAGCTATCCAGCAGGCCGCTGTCGCGCGCCTGCACGGCGGCCGGCACCGCGTCCTTGGCCACCTTGCCGGCGGTGGCGATCGCCGCCATGCCAGCCTGCGCCTGCTGGGCTTGAGCCCGCGCTCCACGCATCCCTTCCACCTCGTCCTTGCGCCGGAAAATGCGTTGCGGGCTGCGGCCGGCGCTCTGCACGACGCGGATCGCCTCGTCGCCGTCGATATTGTCCATGATGCCGGGATCGAACTGCGCCATCTGCATGGCGGTGGTCACCACCTGGATGGTGTCGCGGGCTTCGGCCGAGCGGCGCAGCACGTCGAGCGGGCCGGTGAAGGTCGGCCGCACCGCCTTGCCGGCGAGGCTTTCCGGCGGACGGAAGCGGCTGTCCTGGTCGTAGAGGCCCTTGTCCTCGAGGATCGATAGCTCACGGTCGAGATTGGCGGCAAAGCCGGCCTGGATGATCGAGCCGGACGGGCCGAGCAGCGCGCCCTTCTCCTCCTGGCGGATCAGCGCCTCGGTGGCGGTCATCTGCGGGTTCTGCACCAGCGTCTGGAAGAGGTTGACGAACATCATGTCGCGGATCTCCTCCGCGCGGCTCGCCGCATAGTCGAAGGCGTAGCTCGGGTTCTGGCCGGTGGCGATCGGCTGGATCAGCGGCCGGCCATTGTCGTCGATCAGGCCCGGATAATTCTCGCCGGGATTGAGCACCGGCACATAGTCGAGCCGTGCTTTCGAAGCGGTCGGCGGGTCGGTGATCTGCTGCAGGGCGCGCAAGCCGGAGCGGCGAACGGCGTTTTCTTCGCGCACGGTGGTCAGCGCCTCGATGGCCGGCGAGATGCCGTAGGCGTCGCCCTCGTAGCGGCGCCAGTTGAAGGTCGAGACCGGGAAGGTGCGGAAGCCTGACTCGCGCACGATCTCCTCCTCGTCCTCGATGACGTGGTAGGAGGCGAAAGCCTGGTCGAGATATTGGTAGAAGCCGCCCGAGCGGTACATGCGCCGCTCGTCGCGCGGCTGCACGCATTGGATCAGCGAGATCTTCTCCTCGCATTTGGCGGGGTCGTCGACCAGCGCCTTGATGCGCGCCGGCAGCTTTTCATAGCCCAGAAGCTGCGCCGCCTGGCGCGCGGTGCGCTCGTAGCGGCGGTGGAAGATGTCGACCTGGCCCCAGCGGTTGCGCGACAGATAGCCTTCGACCACGGGGATCGAGGCATAGCGGATCAGCGTTCCGCCAAAACCTTCCTCGGCATAGAGATAGGCCGGGCCGTAGCGCACGACATTCCTGAGGCAAGCCTGCGTCGCCGGCACGAAGTTGGAGTTGGCCGAATAGCGCAGCGCGAACAGGAAATCGCGCAAGGCCTCGGCCCACTCCTTCTCCTCGTCGGTCTCCTCGTCATCCATCTCGGCGGTGGTCAGCCCATGCCATTTCTCCGATTGCGGGATGATCAGGCTCTCCAGACCGGCGGCGAGCCGGTTCGCGGCCGAGTTGATGGTGTTGGCGTAGACGCGGGAGCCGCGCCGCTCCTGCCGCTCGGCCTGGCTCTCGCCGCGGCTCGTGCGGCGGCCCGACCAGATGTCGGGGGCATCCGGATCGCAGAACTCCGCCACCGCCTCCCAGACGGGCTCGTAGGCGGCGCGTTCGGTCTCGAGTTCGGCCTGTCGCGACAAGATATCGCGGGCGCGGGAATCGGTCATGGGAAGGTCTCGCTTGTTTGGCGGGGACTTTTCCTCGCCCCACGAAAGTGGGGAAAGGTGGCTCGGCGAAGCCGAGACGGAGAGGGGCTGGCGCCGAGTTGGGTGTTCGGCGCAGAATGATCGAGCCTTATTCTGCGGGGCTGGCGCAGCCCCCTCTCCGGCCGCTAAGCGGCCACCTCTCCCCCGCTTCGCGGGGGCGAGGAAAAGGCTGGGCTGTCATCTTTTGCGCACTTCTCGGTGCTATCGACGCTAACGCGGGCGGGCAGGAGGAGGTCGAAAATGACAAGCCTTGCCGGCGCGCTCAAAAATCGCGGTAAACACGCGGTGAAGCGGCTGCTTCGCTATGACAACCGCAACTGGCTGCGCATCCGCCAGATTGAAGCTTTCACAACGTTCCTCGAAGCGGCGAACCGCAAGTCGCGCGACGTGATCGAAATCTCGCCGGGCTGGAACCGCTATTGGCGGGCGCTCTGCCCCGACTATCGCTCGGTCGATTTCCCGGAATTCGACATCTGCAAGGATCGCACCGAGGAGCAATATTCGATCGTCATCGCCGACCAGGTGCTGGAGCATGTGCAGCGCCCGCAAGCGGCCGCCGCCAACATCCACGCCATGGTCAAGCCCGGCGGCTGGGCGATGGTGGCGACGCCCTTCCTGTTCCGGGTGCATGCGCGCCCGCACGACTACAACCGCTGGACGCCCGCTGGGCTGAAGCAGCTGATGGTCGAAGGCGGTTTTGGCGAAGACGACGTGCAAGCCTTCGGCTGGGGCAACAAGGCTTGCGCCCGCGCTCACATTGGAGGGCCGGTCCGCGCCTATGGCATCTGGCGGGATTTGAGCAATGACGAGGAATACCCGCTGATGGTCTGGGCATTCGCGAAGAAGGCTGCATGACCTTCCCCTTCTCCCCTCGCGGGAGAAGGTGTCGCCGAAGGCGACGGATGAGGGGGGCTCCAGCTTGACGAAAGCCTGTCCAGCAAAGGCGGCAGGAAAGACCAGCGTCTCACTCCGCTGGAGCACCTCTCATCCGTCCCGGCGCTTACGCGCCGATCCACCTTCTCCCACAAGGGGAGAAGGTGAAGACCTACCGCCTTTTCACCAGCCGCGCATGCCGCCTCCAATACCACCAGTCCAGCACGCGCCGGCGAAAACTGCGTTTCATCGCGGTCATGGCGTCACACTCCAAGCAGCACACGGCGCTGGCCGGTGAGGTCGCTCGGCGCAAGGTCGGTCTTGACGGTGGAGAGCGTGCCCTGGCGCTGTTCGAGCTCAGCGCGAAGCGCGGCCTCTCGCGCCTGCACGTCCTTGTCTTGCGGCGTCGGCACCGGCGGCAGCGGCTTCAGTTCGGGGGGTTTTTGAAAGAGACACATGGTTCCAGCTTTCTCTTGTCCAGTCATAGAGGAAGAAATCTTCGCCGTTCTTGCCATAGGCCGGCAGGCGACAGCGTTGGGTGGCGCCGAGCCTGCCTAGCCAGCGCAAGGCAAGATCATTGTTGGCAAGCGCCCTCGCCTCGACCCGCCACGCGCCTTTGGCCGCGACCTGAGGCCCGAGCACCGCATCGAAGAAGCGGGTGATCTCGGGCACGCAGCGCCTCATACGGCGCGTGCCCCAGCTCCAGGCGATCCAGAGCCCGCTTCGCTGCTCGGCCGCGCCGAAGCCGGCTTCCGGATTACCATCGAGCTCGGCGACATAGGCAAAGCCCTGAAGCGCCGTCAGCGCCAAGAGTGCCGGCGACCATTGCTTGACCTGGCAGTCGATCTCGGCCCGGTCCTCGGGGCGCAGGTTGGCGGCGATATAGGAGAGATCCCGCAGCGTGGCGGGGACGATGCGGATGGGCATGAACAGACTCCCGCCAGTCGGCAGCGAGGCCTGCCGGCGACGTATTGGTGTAGAAACTCTGACGCCCTGGTCCCGGCGTATGTCTTGGAATTGTTCTACGGCTCGATATGCTCGAGATACGCCTCGGTGAGTTTGGCGAGGATGCTATTCCTCATCGTAAGGCTCGACTATCGCAAACGGAATGCCCAACGATTCAAGCAGATCAAGAACGCGTTCCGAGATGACGAGGCGGAAGGGTACCGCGATCCCAAAGTCGTCTTGACCCGCCTTTCCATTCACTTTCAACCAAACGAAATGTGGCAGGTCTAGGCCGGGTTGATCCTCTTGACACTCTTCCGAGGTCGTCACCTCGGCGTCGGCGAACGTCGCGCCTGTAAAGCCCATCTTCTGCAGCGCCCGCTGGGTTTCTTCAGTGACGAGGAAACAAGGAAACGTCGCAACAATCACGTCCCCAAACCAGCCCTCTACCTCGTAGTGAAGTTTGGTTACGATGGGTGGATGAACGCTCGAGTCGAGAACCGTGTGTTTGCCAATCCCACCAGCGACGTTCGGTCGTATCTTAAAAAATCGCATCAGAGGAAGACCGATCAACCTGCAAGCTGCCTCATGAACCTCAGAAAGGCTCGAACAGAGCACGGGAGATGCCCAATAGCCTTAGGACATCGAGCACCCTCTCGGTGACAACAAGCCGGTGGCCCTCGGCTAGCCCGAAATCGTCGTGGTCCGCCTCCCCATCCACTTTCAGCCATACGAATGGCGGCAGTTCCACGTCCGGCTGCATCTCCTCGAACAATTCGGACGTGGTTGCTTCTACCCTGTCGAAGGTTGCTCCAGAAAAGCCAGCCGTGAGAATTTTTGCCTTAGCGTCCTCGATGACGAGATAGCAGGGAACGAAGTAACAATAACATCACCCAGCCACCCGTCGAATTCATAGTGCAAACGTGCCACGACGGGGGGGGGGTGGACGCCCGTGTCCATAACGGTATCATCACCAAGCCCGCCCGAGACTTCCGGTTCCAAATAGAAATGATCCATTTGATCTCCGCTCGCCGGGCGGCCCGGCTCCAACTCGCTCCTTCTCTCTCAGAGCATGCTATGGCAGCTGCCAAACCGCACCTTGCTGTCTACAACCATTTGACTTTTATTTGCGATATATGCAACCTTTGATTGATGGACGTCAAGCCGGCATGACTGACCAGCCACGCGCCGAAGCGGCCATGTTAAGGTATCGGCCGAACCGCGCGCGGTTGAAATTTGGGAAAGCGGCTCTGGTAATCGGGGATTTCCATCTTGAAGTCAAAATTCCTCTGATCATCAGGCATGATCGCCGGTGAATTCTGAAATGGCTTCACTTCATGCTCATACACCAACCGTTTGCCGAATGTCTTTCTGAACTCGATCATCCCATCTATCAAGGACTCTACATAGGCCCTTTGAGACTGATCGACGACCCTGGATTGGAGTCGTTGAGTTTCCGGACTAATGTATCCTTTTTCATAGGCACGTCCGGATCATAGATCCCATTGAGCGCATTTAGGTTAGGACCGTATGGATTTTTTTGGGGCCGTCAGGGAAATAGGCATCGGGACCTGAGAAGTAATTATCAAGAAGGTCGATCGCGAAGCGCCGAGCATCCTCCTGACTGATGGAGACACCGCGGGTACCTATAGGAGGCAGCCCCCGCCTTTCGATTTAACATTACTCCTTGATAAAGGCCGCTATTTCTGGTGGATTCCCAAATGCTGCCCGTCTTGAGATTCTTTATTTCAGCCTCAATGCATTTTTTTCCGCCGCGGCTCCCCTGAGCTTCGCCCAGAACACCTCGGAAAGCAGTTACTCTATAAAATTCGTCATAAAGATGAGTGACGGACGATATTTCGGTGGGGCTGCGGTATGCAAAAAGAACTTCGATTGCAATGTACAGTTCGACGATGGGTTTCAGATGAGCCTCATCGATTACAAGGATAACTACGCCCTATCGATTTACAACATAAGCAGCGATCAATCACTGCAACGCTGCCGCTCCTTTGGAACAGGGAAGGATACAATCTATTTAGATCGAAAAAAGCGAAAATACATAGTTAAACTATACCGTAGTATGAGGCAGGACCTTTCGTATGAGTATCCAGTAATCTATGGGGATATGTTTTTGGATATCTCGGATTGATACTGGTTAAGCTAAACTCATCACCACGCCAGTGTAAATTAATTGCCTTATGAGCGACATTCGCAATTCTGGGTGGAGCACATTGTCCAACAACATGTGACTGAGTGCACGTGTTTCTCCGCGTCGAAATTTGTTGTCAATCGACGACATAACAGCGTCTTCAGCGATGGAGTTCGGCAACGGCTGAATGTCTTCTATGCCGAGCTGACGTTGAGCGGAAACCGACCAGAGGATTGCATTCTGATAGCCTTTGGAGTTCGACACATTTTTCCATGCCGCATCCACGGTAGGAAAAACTTGGCGAACATAGGCGCCGGGATCTGCAGTCCTCGCTCCCAGGTTCCGCTTTGCAGCCTCCACTAACAGATCGGGATTGGTGTGAACTTCCTGCTGAGAGTTCGTCGCGCCAGACACCGTATTGCTAAGTAAAGCCTGGATCGCCTGGTTCGGCATGGTCCGCAGGCCGAAGGCTTGGCGGCCAGCGTCGATCTTTCGACCGAACTCCTGATACCGCTTGCCGCCCTCCTCGACACCATAGACGGCAGCGAAATCCGCAGCGCTTGGCATGGCGCCGGAGTAGTTGCCCGTATTGGCAATGGTGTCCGGGGCATTCTGCGAGGCAAGATCGATGTTGGCGCGCGCCTCGATCAGCCTGTTCATTGTCGCGGCGCGCGCCTGGCGGAGCAGTTGCCGAATGCCGTCCGGCGATAAATCGACAAGAGGACCGGCTCCGGGGTCGCCGGCTTGGCGGCTGCCCGGCCCCTGGTCCGCCGCTGAGCACCTCAGTCGCCCGGCCAGGATCCCGCACGATCAGCGCCTCCATGCGCGTCCTTGCCGTCTTTTCGCGCCACGCGGCTTCAGCCTGCAGCCGGCTCCCGGGGTCGAGGTTCATCTTGGCGATGAGGTCGAGACCGGCGTGGCGAGCGGCATCGAAGGCGGCGTGATCGTGCGGGTCGCTCTTGGCGATGGTGTCGAGCTGTTCGGCCTGGGCCGCCGCCAACTGGTCCTGCTCATACTGGGCTCGACGCTGGAGTTGCCGCATCGCCATGCGCACCGAGCCTGCCTCTCGCAAGGCCGGCTTGCTTCCTGCCAGTAGGGATCGAGCGGGCCGGCCGGGGCAGCGTCGGGCGCTGCATCGCGGGGATCGGGGCGGCGCCGATCGGTAAAGAGCGGGATGATGTGGACCATGGGTGCTCCGGCACTGCTGGCTTTTGAACATCGGGGGATGGCGACGCGGCGCGGCCGATGGCCTGCGGGGGACGGCGTTCGCCGGCTTACTTAGTGAGTTTTTTGGGGAGGCCGGTGTTTTCGATGCCTGGGTGGCCGGAACGGCCCTTCATCATCCCGGGGCGGAGGACAAGCGAAGCGACGCCGTAGCCCCCGGGGCCCATCGCAAGTGCCATGCATCGCAAAGGTTCAAATTACGGTGACAGTGCACGATTCTCCGTTCGGTGGAACGAAACCATGGCGAACTTCAACAACTGAATCGCGTTCAGAAAATGGATGCGTTGTCACCGCAATTCCCATGCTATTCGTCCTCGTAAGGCTCGACTATCGCAAACGGAATGCCCAACGATTCAAGCAGATCAAGAACGCGCTTCGAAATGACGAGGCGATAATCTGCTGCGATTCCGAAGTCGTCTTGACCCGCCTTCCCATTCACTTTCAGCCAAACGAAATGTGGTAATTGCAGCCCGGGTTGATCCTCCTGGCAGTCTTCCGAGACAGTCACCTCGGCGGCGGCGAACGTCGCACCTGAAAAGCCCATCTTCTGCAACGCATGCCGGGTTTCTTCGGTAACGAGGAAACAGGGGAAAGTCGTAACGATCGCATCCCCAAACCAGCCTTCTACCTCGTAGTGAAGCTTGGTTACGATCGGCGGATGAACGCTCGGGTCTAGAACTGTGCGCTCGCCAAGCCCACCGGCCACATTCGGTTCTATGTAGAAGTATTGCATTATTCACCTATCGGCGGCTGGAAGAGATGGCCATATTTCTTGTCGATATATGTAACGTACTTAAGCACATCCTGACGAGTCGCATTTGGGTGTCTTCTATAAAACCGTTCCCATTCGAACCGAAAAATTGTCTTATGCAGAAGTCTATCCAAATCCTTGGGGATTCCGCGGAGGTTCTCAAGTGAGTGCATCTCACCTTCGGTAACAAGACCAGGATATCGTTTCAATATCTGCCGCTCTGCAGCATGGTGGACCACCACGTCGCCGTCCAGCTTCGGGTTCGCATCGAGAAATGTTTTGCGGTACTTTTTCGAAGCTGCCCTGCCAAACGATGCTCCTGGATACCTTACTTTAGAAGGGTCTCTTGCGATCGAGTTAATAATCTCAAGAAGCTCGGCCTTGTCAGGCTTGACGCCTGTTCCCAACCGATGGGCAGCATCCTCCGCGGCTTTGACCAGAGATTTCGTCTCAGCCGCTTGGCGAGCCACCGCAACATCTGCGGCGAGCCCCGACCTGGCGCGCGAACCACTTGTCGCGAACTCCTCCAGCGGCTTGGCGAACTTGCCCGTCCCGCCGCGGACTATGGCCAAGCCCTTTGCAACAGCTTCGCCGGCTGCCTCTGACGCCAAGCGCCCTCCCGCAACAGCCCCCGAGCCGGGGGTGACCGGCAGTTGTTCAAGGAAGTCCCAAGGGGAATCGCGCAGTTCCCTGAGAGCCAGCCCAATGTCGTGCGGGGCGCGGGCCAGGGACTCGAAGCCTTCGCTGAGGTAATTGCCGAAATCCTCTGCGGCCTGTCGAACTGCAGACTTGGGTTCGCCAGGAGCCGCCGAAGAAGGCGATTGCTCCCCTGTCGCCGCGGTGGTGATCGGATCGACGTCGGTTGGCTGATAAAACCCGGCTTGGTCTAGCTGTTGAGATAACGCTTTCCGGGTCGCAGGATCGTTGGCTGCCGCCACAAGATCACCCAGGACAGTGTTCCTGTCACCCTGCGACGCGCCTTTCTCGCCGAAACCATCGGCGATGCTTCGGACCACGGCTTTCGGCAGAGGTTGGGGATTTTCGACGCCTAATTGCCGTTGCGCCGCAACCGAGAGGGCAATCGCCCGGCTGTACGCCTCCCGATCGTTGATCCCTGGCTTGCCGGCTTGGCCAGTGACTTCGCCCCACGCGGCGTCCACATCGGGAAAGACTTCACGAACATAGCCTGCGGGATCTGCCTGCCTCTCGGCTAGAGTCTTGAGCGCAGCTGCAGCAGTGACCTGATATCGGAGGTAGTCTTCGTCGGAAGCCCTAGGGCCGGGCTCAACATCACGCAGCGCTGCGTGGATCGCCTGGTTCGGCATGGTCCGCATGCCAAAGGCTTGGCGGCCAGCGTCGATCTTTCGACCGAACTCCTGATACCGCTTGCCGCCCTCCTCCACCCCATAGACGGCGGCGAAGTCCGCAAGGCTTGGCATTGCGCCGGGATAGTTGCCCGTATTGGCAATCGCGTCCGGAGCATTCTGCGAAGCGAGATCGATGTTGGCGCGCGCCTCGATCAGCCTGTTCATTGTCGCGGCGCGCGCCTGGCGGAGCAGTTGCCGAATGCCGCCCGGCGATAAATCGACAAGAGGATCGGTTCCGGGATCGCCGGCTTGGCGGCCGCCCGCCCCTGGTCCGCCGCTCAGCACCTCGGTCGCCCGGCCAGGATCCCGCGCGATCAGCGCTTCGATGTGCGTCCTTGCCGTGTTTTCGCGCCACGCGGCTTCGGTGTGTTGCCGGCTCTCCGGGTCGAGGTTCATCTTGGCGATGAGGTCGAGGCCGGCTTGGCGAGCGGCATCGAAGGCGGCGTGGTCGTCCGGGTCGCTCTTGGCGATGGTGTCGAGTTCTTCGGCCTGGGCCGCCGCCAGATGGTCCTGCTCATACTGGGCGCGGCGCTGATTTTGCTGCATCGCCATGCGCGCCGAGCCTGCCTCTCGCAAGGCGGGCTTGCGGCTGGCGAGGCCGGCGCGCAGCTCGGGCGGCGCCTGCTTCAGGAAATTGTCGAACAGCGTGTCGAAGCGGCCTTTGAGCACGACGCGCCCGGTATGCGGGTCGACCTCGCCATACATGGCGTGGTGCAGCCCCTCCCCGTCCGCCGGCGCATTGGCGGCGACATCGGCCTCGGCGCTGGCGATCTCTCCGCCCAGCCTGCGCGCCGCGATCTCGGTGTCGAAGGCCTGCTGACGCGCCATGCGGCGTTCGTAGTGAGCGGCGACCTCCTGCCAATAGGGATCGAGCGGGCCAGCCGGCCCGGCGTCGGACGCCGCATCGCCGGCATCGGGGCGGCGCTGATCGGTGAAGAGCGGGATGATGTGGACCATGTGAATGCTTCCTGACGCGCGGATGCGCCGCCGGCGGCATGGCCGACGCATGGCGCATCGGCTGCGGCTTGCAGGGCTGTCGGATCGAGGATTTCAGCGAGGCGAGAAGGCCGCCGGCGTTGCGGAATAGAATAAAAGCGCCGGCGGCAGGAGCTTCGTCATCCTAGGGCGAAGTAAGGAGCGGAGCGACGCGCGCAGGCCTTAGGATCCACGCCGCGACGCTAAACCGTTGCAATGGCTACAGAATTCTGCGCCGCGGCACTCTGCGGCAGAGGTCACGGTATGGATTTCCGTCCCTTCTCCCCGTTCACGGGGAGAAGGTGCCCGAAGGGCGGATGAGGGGCAGCGCGACGTTCCGAGAAGCTGGCGCTGCCCCTTATCTGCCTACCGGCATCCTCTCCCCGTGAACGGGGCGAGGAAGGCAGCTTCAGCGCCTCACCTGAAAGCCCCCAGCGGATCACTCTGTCCCGCGGGCCGCCGCGCTGCCTTGAACTCCATTGGATCAACCACGGCTTCCCGCAGCATCATCACGCCGTAGCGCGTCGCGGACATCAAATCGTCACGCAATTTGACCACCTGGCCGTTCTTTCGGTGGAACAACCTGAATTCCTCGAACCACGCGGCTAAAGTCGAAAACACCTTGAAGCGGCCGGATTGCATGCGGTCGAGCATGTCCATCAGCCCGGCCTCGACCGAGACCGAGCCGTCGGGGAAACGGGCGTGACTGGCAAGCATGTTCAGCCCATGCGCGGTATATTGTTTGGCGAGCGCAACGCCTGCGCCTTCCAGCGTTTCGCGGCGGCCGTCGCGCGGCCAGGCGAAGGGCAGCCATTCGCCCCAGGCCTTCAGCGCCAGCGCCTGCATGGCCGGCGTCTGCTGGGAGGCGCGATGGGCCTTGGTCACGTAGACGACATCGGCCTCGGTATCCCAGGCAAGCTCGACCGCGGCGGAAGGGTGGTCCCAACCGAAATCGAGCGCACCGATGCGCGGCCACCAGCGCGGCAGTTTGAACGGCTCGCAGGCGATCGCCTCCTCCGCCAACGGAAAGATGCGGCCGGAGCCCAGCACCGGAATGCCCTTCGCGCGGGCTTCGCGCTCGTGCTCGGGGTAAGCCGCGATGATCTCCGCGCGCTGCTCGGGCGAATAGTGCCCGGCATCGTCGATGGTCATGAATGTAACGTGGCGGGACATGGCAGGCTCCAGTTCCTCGCCCGGCGAGAGCGGGTGGCGCGGCGAAGCCGCGACGGAGAGGGGCGGCGGCTCAGGCCGAATGGATGTGACGAGTCTCGTTTCGGCGAAAGTCAGAGCTATACGAAGGCCCCCTCTCCGGCCGCTGCGCGGCCAACTCTCCCCGCTTCACGCGGGCGAGGAAGCAGCGCTCAGCCCTTGTATCCCTCGTTGACGCAATCGTTCTTCCAGGCCCAGTCGAAATCGGCCTGCGACATGGACGAGCCGAGGCCCGGCTCGACGTAAGGTCCCGCGCCGTCGATATAGACGATGAAGCGCGCTTCCTTGGTGAAGACGCCGACCTTGCTTGCGACGACGCCGCATGTCTGGCCACTCGCGCTGTCGCCACTGAGATCGACATGCGAAAAACTCGCCTCCGGATTGTTGATCAGGCCGCGCATCCTGGCTTCGGCCGAGGCGATCGCATCGGCGCGCCAGTCGCCGCTCGAGCCGGAGCAGGCCGAGAGCAGCGCACAAAGAAGAAGCAGGTTGGACGCAGGTCGCATGCTGGCCCCCGATCACAGCCGGAAACTACCCGACCTTCGGTTGCGGCCAAAGCGGCATCGCCAATCATGGTGTCGGCCGGGTTTCGCGAAGCTCCCAGTCCTTGTGACGCGGCGAAGCCGCGACCGAGCGGGGGCAGCGCCGGCTCGATGCAAGAGCGGAAAGCTGTTCGTAGAGCCTGTCGCGCCCTACGAAGACCCCCCTTCCGGCCGCTGCGCGGCCACCCCGCCCTGCGGGGCCGGGGAACCCAGGCCTTGAACCGCCTCTGCCGTCAAAAACCGCAGCACTACATCGCTCATGCCGAGCAGCGGCGTGAACGTCACGATCGTTATGCCATTCGTCGCGTTGGTACGGGTGAGGCCTTCGGAATAGATGTCCAGCGGCGGTTCCTCGTCGAACCAGACGCCGTGCAGCGTCTCGCCCTGCCATTTCTCGCGGCCTTTCTCGTACGACTTGAAGGAGAGCACGCTTTCGCCGGCCTGCACGTCGCCGCCTCCGCCCCATCGCACGACGACGCTGTCCAGCGCGCCCGGCGCGCCGCGGCCCATCACCGTGTCGGCGATGGCGTCGGCAGGAATCATGCCGGTGCCCCATTCGCTCTGCTGCTGCGGCGGGCCGACCAGCACGCGCTGCGGATTGTCGCGCGTGCCTTCGCCGGTAACGCCGGCGGCCCAGAGCCTGACGGGTTGGTCGAACATTTTGCCCACCCACCAGTCGGGATAGCGGCCGGTGAGGTGCATGGCCCATTCCGCGCCGCCTGCCCTGGTCTTGCCGAGCTGGTTGCCGGCCATGAACAGGCGCTCGCGGTGGGTCGCGCCTGCCGAGTGAAAGTCGGCCTGTCGGTTGTACGGCGCGTAGGCGGCAAGAAGGTTATGGCGACGGCGTCGGTCCATCTCCTCGAGCAGCGCCAGATAGGTCAGCATCGCTGTCGAGGAACGGCCTGAGACTCGTTTCGAGGCCGCGGATGCGCTTCCGGATCTCCTCATCGCTCAACTGCTCGAGACTATTTTGATTAGCATCTTCCGAAAAATCCTTGGGCAGCAGCGTCAGCACGACCTTCAAATACTGCTCCGGCTTTTCGGCCCGCACCGCGGCGATAACGCCGGCGCCATGGGCGCGGAAGTCTGCGCGAAGGGCGGCGGCGAAGTCGTCGACGAGCGTCTTTCGCGAGCGCTTCGGTCGGCTGGGCAAGGCGGTATCGACGCGGGAAGCCTGCGGCTTTCGCCCTGCCCGCTTCGCGCCAGCGGGCTTTCGCCGCGCGGCGTTGTTTTCGTCAGCCATGGGCCGCGGTGTCCGATGGCGCGGCATTTGTCGCCTTCGTCTTGCGCATCTTGCGCGCCGGTTTCCTTCGCGGCTTGGCGCGGACAGACTTGCGAGATTCGAAAGCGACAGTCGGCGCAGCCATCGCCTTCAGCTTCGCCGTGACCGCACGGGCTGCCGCTGGGCCGAGGCCTTGGCGCGGAAAACCGAAACCGGCGACCGCATCGACCGTGCCGCCACGCACCATGCCGATGCGCACGCCGGGCGCGACCTGCTCGACACGGCCTGAGCTGGGCGGCAGGCTTGCGCTCTCGAATTCCCCGATGGCGCTGACGATCTGGGCGCCGTCATCGGCGGTGATGATGGTGGCGTAGCGCGGCATGGGGATCTCTGGTGGAAATCTCGGCAGTCGGGAGGCATGGCGTATTCTTCACGCCTCTCTCTGTCCTGTCAGGGCTTCGAAAGGATCGGAAAAACAAAACCCGCCGGGCGGCGGGTCATCGGCGCAAATCAGCACCATGGACAAAATAGTAGCATAGCTGCCCTCACCGGGCAATAGGTTCTAGGCAAATTTTCCTATCCTGTAAAACTCCCTCCGTCGAAACGCGTCTTCTTCCAGCAGTCCCGGCGCCGCAGCCGCAGGTTGAACCGCCAGCCGGAAGCGGGGCGGATTTTGTCGGAACCAACCTTGGTCCGATGGGTTCCACCCTTAGTCGCAACGCGACAGACAACCGTCTCGCAACAGAGGAGAAGACCATGCTTACGAGGATTCTTGCAGCTTCCGCCCTGACGATCGGCCTCGCGACGGCGGCAATGGCCCAGACCGCCGGCACAACCAGCGGCAATGACAGCGCGGGCGGCAGCGGCCAGACCATCACCGTCGACCCGAAGACGCCGGCCACTCCGTCGCCTGACCAGATGGCGCCCGATACCGGCACGACCGGCAGCGTGACCGGCGGCGACATGAACTCGAACGCCGACAAGAACTGTCCGAACACTCCGCAGACCTCCATGGGCGACGCCAGCAACTCCACCGCCGGCACGATGCAGCCGAACGTCAACGACAAGAACTGCGGCAAGTAG